ACCGCTGATGAAAATAAACATCATCAGACGGCAGTTCTGATCCGGATATATCCCACGAAGCACCGTTGTAAGTGAGTAAAGAACCAACACCCGCGCCCGTTGTATTTACGTCGTCTAAATCGCCTAAGTCCGTTGCACCCGCTGCACCCGGTAACCACTTACCCGCACCATAGACCAAAGCCTGACCAAGTGTCGGTGTGCCGATAATTTGCACGTCATTTAAATCGTCTAACTCTGTAGGTACGGATGTGATGTCCGCCTTTAAATCTAACGCCGTTTGTGTGGCCGTGCTTACCGGCTTGTTCGCGTCGCTCGTGTTGTCTACGTTACCGAGTCCAACGTCAGACTTGTTTGCTGTATCGTTTACCCATTCGTCACCGTCGTATCTGAAGAATTCGCCTGATGCAGGTTGAGAAATAATAACATCCGAAAGGTCGTTAAGTTGTTCCGCGCCTGCTGCATCTGTAGCCGGTAACCAAACCGCCGTGGCTGCGTCGTATGCAATCACCTGGCCGTCTGTTACGCCGGTTGTATTTACGTCGTAAAGATCGCCAAGCATTGCACCCGTCACCGGCGTGCCTTGGGCAATTGTAAAATTGTCGCGTGCAATGCGAAAAGTAAAGGTTAAAACCTGCGCGTATCGTCGCGGCTCGTCAATTATCTCGGTGTCAACATCATTGAATTGAACGCTTTGCACGTTCACCGTGTTGTAAGTTCCTTGCACCCGATCCAAAGCGCCGCGAACTTTATCGCCTAGTTCCGCCGCACCGTTATACGTTGCATCATAGCATAGAAATTCAAACCGGATTTCGTCCAACGTACTCGGCCCGTCGTGCGTGTCCTCCGGCGATACGTTTTGCACCTGGTAAACAATAAAAGGCACAGGCGCTTCCTGTTCGGCAATCTCCGGATAAATACGCGTGCTGACTATATCGGTGACCTCCGTGTTAGTGCTTAAAATCCCATAAACGGCTTTTCCTGCGTTCATCTTTTCCGTGTTTTTTGTACCTGCTTATCAATAGCCTTCGCATAGCTTTTACGCATGGAAGATAGTGCGGCCTGGCGTGTTGCCGCTATACTCTTTTCAAATGCTCCTTTGTTGCGGTTGTTTCCCTTTATAAATTGATCATCGCCTTCTACGATATTCGCAAACCACGCGTCGCTATCCGGAGCCATTCTTTTTCCTACGCGCGGCCCAACCCAAAACGTTGAAAATTGTTTATTGATCTTCCACACGCGAATGGATCGGCGCAAAGTTCCCGGCCGTATGTCAATACTTGCGCCCGATTTTTTACCCCGTCTTACTCGGATCGTTTCCCGTGCGTCGACAATGTTTGCAAGCATTTGTTTTTTGTACTTGTTGCCCACGCGTCGGTGTATACGCTCCTGAACCTTGACATCTTTAATTTGCTTTCGAAGCGCCTCTAGTTGCTTCATCAAAGCGCGATCATCTACGCCAATACCTTCGAAACCGGTAGCGCCGCCTTTATGTTCTAATCGTCCGCCGCTTGCCATTACGTTCCGGATATTGAGCACAATAAAACCAACTGATCGCGGCGGCCAATTTCGGCAATGCCTAAAAGGTCGTATGTTTTGCCGTCATAAATTACACGGTCATCGGCTTTTATGGCTCGGCTTTCGGTGCTGCTCCGGATCTTAAACCGCACGCGCTGCACCGGCATGTCTTGATCGGCTATTATCGTTTCATTCATGCGCTCGCCGGTCTTCATTAACTCAGCCCAAACCGTCACGAAATTTGCCCAGGTTTGCACACGTTCGCCAAAGTCGTTTGTTGTTGTAGTGTACCTCTGCACCGTTATACGCCGGTCACTTTTGCCTATAATCATACGGAAGTAATAATGCGATAAGGTGAAAGAATAGAGTACATTCCCAACGGGACTTGAATTGCGCCAGTACCTGCTAGAACTGGCTGCCGCATTTCGTACAGGTTGGCAACCATCAAACGAATTGCGGTAATAATTGGCTGAGGAATTGCTGCCTCCGGATAGCCCAACACCATATTGACCTGAACCGCGTTGAATGTGTCGTCGTAAAGATCGGGCACGCTGTCGAATGTGATCCGCGTGGCCTTGCTCTTAATGTCAAACCAGTATTTGGTTGTCGCTAACGTTTGCGATGCGTTCGCCGTGTCCAAATACGTTACGCTAGTAATTGATTGCACCGGGCCGATTGGAAAGCGCGCGTTATAAAAATAGTCCATATAACCCACGGCTGTAACGTCGCCAAGTCGCGTATTGCAATAGTCTTCAACCCATGCAATTGACGCATCACGGTACGCCTGTATCAATGTGTCTTCATCGCTGGAATCAACGCGTAGGTGTTCCTTTAATTGGGCTACGGTAATAACTCCGTCAAAGTCCGGCGCTCCCGTTATTTCAATGGTCATCATGTCGCTAAAATACGGACAAAAAAAAAGCCCCGTGAGGGGCTGTATTCAAACGAGATTAAGTTTTTCGCATCGTGCCTTCAAAGCTTGTTTTGTGCTGCTCGGAAGTACTAACTTAAACGGGTCAGTTTTAGCGTAGTAATCCGTTAATAATTTGTAGTAATCGAATTTAGTTAATGCTGTTCGATTGTACTTGCGTGGCTGTCCTATTACTGTGTACATAGTCTGTTTGTTTCGTTGTTGTTGACACAAATATAAGGCGAACTTTCTTTACTACGCAACTTATTTCGTAGTTAATTTCATTTTTGTAGTGTTTGCTGGGGTTTTAGGACAAAAAAAAAGGGAGAGCCGAAGCCCTCCCCTTTCCAATCATCACCAAACAAATTAGCCATTCAAGTGGTTCGCCAAAGACAATGCACCCGGCTGTCGCAAATCGAAATCAAAGAAACGATTCACGTGCAACTTAATCTGTGCAGTGCCTGCGGCGCTGTACGGGTCAACCAGCAAGTCGATACCTCCGAAGTACGCAAGAATTGCGCCCTGTGCAAAGTTTCCGAAAATCATAGAACCGGCGGCCGCAGTTGTGCCGTCATTCAAGAAACCATCAACAAGGTAAGGAGTTGCAACCGCGTTGTATTGGTTGAATCGTCCGTTATCCCACAAAGGAGTAACGCCTGTAACCTGAGCCAATACTTTCGAAAGGCCGTATGCACCGGGAGACATAACGTAATTAGCGCCTGCAAGGTTTGCACCTGCTGCCAATGCGTCTTCCTCCATCTTGTTAACGATTGCAGTTGTCAACGCAGTATCCGCAACGCTTGACTGGTTCACGGCAGTAGATGCAGCGATGAGGTCAAAAGCATAATCGTCGATGTAGGCATTCATAGCGGCCGCCAACTCGTTTGAGATTAAACGGTCGACTTCGGGGCCTCCCTGTAAAATTAATTGTTTTGAATATGTTGTATTCGCTGCAACTCGCTGAGGATTCAAAGTAACGTCGTCCATTTCCATGCCTGACGCTGCGTCTGCTGAAACCTCTGTTTCACCTGTTCCGGATGCTTTGACGCTGATACGTGGGAACTGCAAGTTTCCGGTAGCGTTACGGATTACAGTTGTGCCAAGCCCTTCAACTACAGTCGGAGCGCGTAGCGCCTCAATTGCAGCAGGTACAACAGTTGGAACGAATCCTGAACCGTCGCCGCTTCCTGCTTGGAAATCGTCAGCACCTCCAGCACGCAAAGCGATAGAAGGGATTGCAATTTGTCCAGCAGACTGCAAGCCTTGTGATCGCATTTCTTTCATCGCTTCATTTGCCCACTCTGCTTCTGCACCTTCCAATTGTCGACCGTTAGAAACGGCTTCAACTGCACGGGACAAAGAGAAAGAACCGTTTACGCGCTCAACTTCGCGCTTTTCAGATGTGCCAGCGTTTCCGGTTTGCGCCATGCGGGCAACCATCTGCTGTTCACGCTCTTTGTGCTTAATCTTGCTGTCAAGGTCAGAAATAAGACCATCCAACTTATCGCATCGCTCCTGCTCTGCTTCAGTTAGTGTGCGGCCTTCTGAATCGGCCTTTTGGCCAACGGCGACGAATTCCTCATAGTGTGCGGATCGTGTGCCTTTTAAATCGTTTAAAGTCATTTTTGTAAAATTGTTAGGTGCTAAGTTACGCACCTCGGTTTTTATAGTTTCAGGTTCCTGCCGTACTTCCGGCGTTTCCTGTTCGGGTTTCACTTCCTGCGCTTCCTCTTTCGCCGTCGCCATGTTTCGCGCCGAAACGGTTGTGGTTGCATAGGCTGGATAGGTGACCGGGCTAACGTCTAAAAGTTTGCCCATACGTTGCACGGTTCGCGTGCTACGGTCTTCGCTCCATTGTTCATCTGTGATTGTAAACGCAAACGAACTTTGTGAAATGTCGCCGCGCTTGATCAGCTT